GTTTGAAGATTATGAGGACTTCATCGAGAAGTTCAAGCCCAAGAAAACGACCGACGACTGCTATACACCGCCGCTTGTGTATGAGGCAATAGCGGACTGGGTGGCGAACGAGTACAAACTCGACAAGTCGAAGTTTATGCGTCCGTTCTACCCTGGCGGCGACTATGAAAAGGAAGATTACAGCGGCGGTGTTGTTGTGGACAATCCGCCGTTTTCCATACTCTCAAAAATCGTGCGCTTTTACGTTGAGCGAAATATAAAGTTCTTCCTGTTCGCTCCTACTCTGACAAGCTGCCGATATGGTGACTTTTGCACAGTACTTCCGGTAGGCGTTGATATAGAATACGAAAACGGCGCGGTTATCTGCACGTCGTTCGTTACAAACCTTGAACCGCACGAGATAAGGGCGCGGACTTCTCCAACGCTTTACAAGGCGGTCGATGAAGCGAATACCGCAAACACCGCAGCGCTTAGAAAGCACGTTCCTAAATACTCATATCCTTTGGAGCTGGTGACAACGGCGGCGATTTATCCCTATGCAAGGTACGGAATAGAGTTCGTTGTTCCCCGCTCCGCAAGCGTGCGTGTTTCGGCTCTGGATTCCCAGAGAGCGGCTAAAAAAGCTGTTTTCGGCTGCGGCTGGCTTGTATCTGAACAAGTCAGAGCAGAACGTGAGAAAGCAGAACGCGAGAAAGCAGAACGCGAGAAAGCAGAACGCTGGCACCTCAGCGAACGGGAGCTTGAAATAATAGCTAGAATCTCAAACGAATAATCAAGCGCTATGCGATAAGCACGGCGCTTTTTTATTGTCCCCGACATCAATGTCGGGGACATCACGGGAACGCAGCGCGGCTAGATGACGCGCATACAGTTGCGGGCAGATAGGTCATTTACGCCCGGAATAATGACCAGCGGGGGCAGGACCCGCCGTTCCCACCATAATCGCACGTTGAGAAATCGGCGTGCTTTTTTTATCGCCCGAAACACGCTCAAGGCGTTAAACTGCGCGCGGAATAAGCCGACAGGCTATAAACGGAGGTAAACTATGGCAGACGAAACACAGACAACCCAGACCACACAGGAGCAGGGCGGCGCTCAGACCGCCGGAGGTGATCCTACCACATCTACACCCGAGCCGGAGGCGGAAAACAAACCGGAAAAGCCCGCTGAAAAGACGTTCACCCAGGCAGAGCTCAACAAGATCATCGCGGAGCGCCAGAAGCGCTGGGAGAAGAAAGCTGCGGACGAAAAGGCGGAGGCTGAGCGCGTAGCCGCTATGACAGCAGACGAAAAGTCGAAGCATGAGCGCGAGAAGCAGGAAAAGGCTCTCGCAGACCGCGAAGCCGCTCTGACGAAGCGGGAGCGCACCGCCCTTGCAAAGGAGTACCTCGCGGAGAAGAACGTCCCCGCCGCTCTGGTAGGGGCTGTGGACATCTCCGACCCCGACGGTATCGAAACAAGCGCGGCGGCAGTCGCAAAGGCTTTCACGGACGCAGTCAGCGCGGAGGTAGCAAAGAAATTAGCCGGGGCTCCCCCGAAAAAGGGCGACCCCGGCGCAAAGGACCCATTCCTTGACGGACTGGGAGTTTAACAGGAGGTAAATTTAATGGCAGTAAATCTCGCAACAAAGTATTCTGACAAGGTCGACGAAGTATTCAGGCTCGGAGCGCTAACCACTTCGATGGCTGGCGGCAAGTACGAATTCACCGGAGCGCAGACCGTCAAGGTCTACAGCATGGGAACCGCTGAAATGAACGACTACAAGGCGACAGGCTCCAACCGCTACGGCAACCCCGAGGAGCTGGAGGACACCACCGAGGAGCTGACCCTCACTCAGAAGCGTTCGTTCACGTTCACCATCGACGCCACCAACGCGGTGGATTCCCCGGCGGGTATCCGCGACGCGGCAAAGGCGCTCCGCAGACAGCTCGACCAGGTAGTTATTCCGGAGGTGGACGCCTACCGCTTTAAGACCGCCGCGAACAAGGCTGAGCACGTAGCGGTCAGCACTACCAGCAACTCCACTGCGTACAGTGATTTTCTCGCGATAAACAGCGCCATCAGCGACGACGAGGTGCCTGCGGTCGGCAGAGTGGCGTACGTTTCCAACGCGTTCCTCAATGCGATAAAGCAGTGCGACGGCTACACCAAGGCTTCCGAGCTTGCGCAGAACATGCTCATCACCGGGCAGGTCGGCGACATTGACGGTGTTAAGATAGTAGCTGTTCCCAAGAGCAGAATGCCCGCCGGCGCGTCGTTCATCATCGCTTACGGCGAATCTGTGTGCTCCCCGGAGAAGCTCGCAGAATACAAGATCCACGACAATCCTCCCGGTATCGCGGGTCACCTTGTCGAGGGTCTGGTGTACTACGACGCGTTCGTCACCGAGAACAAGAAGTGCTCCGTCGGCGTTCACTTCGGCGCTATGGGCGAGATAAGAGCGTCCATGACCGCCGCCGGTTCCGGCAGGGGCAGGCTCAAGATCGCGCGCAACGCCGCCGGAAAGCTGATGTACAAGGCAGACAGCTCCGTCACTGTTCCGAAGTTCGGCGCGGCTGCGACTGGATTCACCGAGGTCCCTGCGGACGGCATCATCTCCGCGACTGCCGGAAACAAGGTCGCTGTAGTTTCTGTTGTGGACGATAAGGTCGTAGCGGCTTCCGCCGTATTCGACGCGGCGGTCGGCGCATGACCCCGCTTGAGCGCTTCAAGCTCCTCGCCGGGATAACGGACGATTCGCAGGACGGGTTAATAACCGCCATGCTGTCGGACGCGGCGGATTCCGTCCGCGACTATATCGGGCGGGAGGAGGTACCGGCGCGGCTGATATCCGTGCAGGTTCAGCTTGCAGTGATAGCGTACAACAAGCGCGGCGCTGAGGGCGAATCCTCCCGCAGCGAGGGCGGAATTTCCCAGAGCTTCGACGGACTTCCGCCGGAGCTTCTTGCGCGGCTGAAAAACTATCCCAGAAAGGCAGGGGTGCTTTATACGGTTGATTCAGAACAGGCTTAAAACGCTCCCGCTTTCCCGCGCGGTGACTGCAAGGAGCGCCTATATCGGCACTGAAACCACATGGCAGCATATCGGCGATATCCGCGCGGAAGTCCAGCCGCTCTCCGATAACGCCACCGCCGAGCAGTACGGCGTGAAGTTCAGCCGCTCGGTGGAGCTTTTCTGCGATATCGGCACGGATATCCGCGAGCGCGACCGTGTGAAGCTCCCCGGCGGCACTTACGAGGTCAGAGGGGTGACTACCTACGGAAACGTCAGGAAGGCGGTGTGCGAGCTGGTATGACGATACGGGAGCTTATCAAGAAAATGCAGTCCGTCCGCGCGGACAGCGGAAAGGTTCTCGACCGCGCCCTGCTCAAGGGCGGCGAGAAGATACGCGGAAATGCCGTCCTGCTCTGCCCGGTGGACACCGGAGAACTCCGGAACAGTATCCGGGTACAGCGGCTCGCGCCGGGCGTAGTCACGGTTGGCACCAACAAGGAGTACGCGATATTCGTGGAGTACGGCACCGGCACGCAGGGCGACCCGGGAGTGCCGCACACCGCAAAGCTGCTCTGGCGCTGGCAGGACGAACAGGGCAACTGGCACACCTCGCACGGGCACAGGGCGCAGTCGTTCCTCCGGGCGGCGGTCGGGAAGAACGAGGAAAAGAAGATATACGCCATCGTCGCGGAGGAACTGAGAAAGGCTATAGACAATGCTTGATATCAACATCATCATTCCGCCGCTGGTGGAAGATATCGTCCGGCTGGAGCCGCAATACCCGGAGATAGTTCCGGAATTCCCGCTGGCGATACTCACGCCGCTGGACATGGGTTCCGGCACGATAATTTCCGGCGAGGAACGGCTTGCGGCAGTGGCATTTCAGGTGGACGTATACGACACGAAATTGCAGCGCTGCACTGAAACGGCGCTGAAAATCTCCGCGCGGCTGATATCCCGGGGATTCGTCCGGAACTCCGGCGCGGATATCCGTGAGGATGGTCTGCACCGCCGTACGCTGACGTTCAGCGCGGCGATAGACGAACACACAGGACTAGTTTACAGGAGGTAAATATGGAGCTTTTAACAAAGGACACGCACCTTGATTTTTCTTCCGACGACGGCGCAACATGGCTTGAGCTGTACGGTCTGGAGAGCTACCCCGATATGGGCGCCGACCCGCCCAAGGTCAAGGTGACGAACATGCGCGACGCTAACGAGCGCTACATCGGAGGCATTCCCGACGTCAGCGATATGAAGTTCGGATTTTTCTACAACAAGGAGAAAGACCCTGACGCCGGAACGATGATAAAGAAGAATTTCGCAAAGCTCAAGGAGCTTGAGGAAGCTGGCACAAAGATAAAGTGGAAGCTCAACTATCCCGACAACACTTTCTACGCCTGGGAGGGCAAGCCTACCGTTTACGTTAACGGCGGCAACGTCGGCGAGGCTATGAAGTACACTCTCAGCGTTACGCTTGAAAGCAAGCTTGAGTGGAACGGAGGTAACACATGACAGGAGCATATCTGAAAATATCTGATGAAAAGAGCCTTGAGCTGCGCTTCACCGCGCGCCGGGCTGAGAAGCTCGAATCCGAGCTTGACTGCGACCTGCTGCTCGGACTTTCCCGCTGCCAGAGGGTCGGAGTGCTGACGCGGTTCATCGCATGCGGCGCGGATATCTCGCACAACGAGGCGTGCGACGCGTACGACGAGTTCGTCGACAACGGCGGCACCATAGAGGACGCGTCCGAGGTCGTCATGACCGCGCTGAAGAACGGCGGATTCATCGCGAAGTCGGCAGTAGAAGCCGCAAAAAAAATCCAGGGGCAGCTCCTCGACCGTGCAGCGCAGGGGAACTGATAGCCCAGCTACGAAAGACGGCGGTAGACTGCGGCGCATATACGGAGCAGTTCTACGACCTCACCCCGGCGGAGCTCTGCGACCTGAACAGCTCCGCCGTGAAGCGCCGCACTGATGAAGCCCGGAGCCGCGCGGTGTTCGCCTGGCATACGGCGTACCTGACCGGGCTTGCTACGAATGCTCCGAGGAGCTTCCCGCAGACCCCGGAGCGGCATTTCGGGGCGCTCATGCAGGACGATACTCCGGCATGGAAGCGCTCGCAGGCGGCGATGGCGAGGATAGCGGCCGTCCACAATCAGCATTACAGAGAGGAGGCGGGTCATGACCGTTGAGGAGCTGAACATAGTCATTTCCGCGAACGACCGGAAGTTCAACGAAGCCATCGGCGATGTAATAGGAAGGCTGGACGACCTGGAGGAGCAGTCCAGACGTTCCACCGATGATATCGGGAATTTCTTCACGAATCTCGGGCACAAGCTTGCGGCGCTCGGTATCGGAAAGATAATCGGCGACAGCATAATGTCCGGCGGCGAGCTTGAGCAGCAGCTCGGCGGCGTGGAGGTCGTGTTCTCGGAGCATGCGGAATCCATGAGGAAAGCCGCTGCAACCGCGTACAAGGACATGGGGCTGTCGGAATCCGACTACCTTGCGAAGGCAAACAAGATGGGCGCTCTGCTGAAAGGCTCCGGCTTCGATACCGGGTACGCTTCGGTGATGTCGCAGCAGGTCATGCAGAGGGCTTCCGATGTGGCTTCCATCATGGGCGTTGACGTCAAGGACGCAATGGAAGCGGTCACCGGCGCGGCGAAGGGCAATTTTACGATGATGGACAATCTCGGCGTTGCCATGAACGACACGACCCTCCAGGCGTACGCGCAGGAAAAGGGGCTCGGCAAGCTCGAAACCACGCAGCAGAAGGTCAGCGCGGCAATGCAGATGTTCCTTGACAAGACGAAGTACGCCGCCGGGAACTACGCCCGGGAAAACGACACGTTCTCCGGCTCCCTGACGACCGCAAAGGCGCAGCTTGAGAACATGACCGCCGACCTCGGAACGCAGCTCCTGCCGACCGCGACTTCACTTCTGACGATGGCGCGCGGCGGGCTGGAGCTGATAACGCCGCTCGTCGTATCGCTCGGCGAGGGGCTGAACAGCGCGGCGCAATACCTCATAGGTCTGTCGCCGAGCGCAAAGACCCTGCTCGGGATAGCTGTGGGCGCCGCTGTAGCGATCCCGGCGGCGACTAAGGCGCATGCTCTGTGGACTGCCGCAAACGAGAAGTGGAACAGCCTGCTCAATATCCTTATTCCGAAAGAAGCCAAGCGTGCGAATATAATGAAAGCCACTGCGGGGTGGCTCGTTATTTTGGCGGGGCTGTTGTCTATCGTGGCTTCGGTCGGAGCGACCGCCCGGGAGATGAACGAATCCGAAGGCGCTGCGATGGAGGATACCGCCGCCGGAGCCGACAAGGCAGCCGAAAGCACGGACAGCCTTTCTGACAGCATGGCGGGGCTGGGCAAGAGTGCGGATACCGCCAAGAAAAAGCTCGCGGACATCGACACGCTGAACATATTCGATTCCGGCAGCAGCACCGGGGGTGTAGATTTCAGTGCGATAGTGGACGGCGCAGAATCCGCGCAGGATTCTGTCGCAGGACTGACCGACGATCTCGCAGGCGTAAACAACAGCATGGACGAGCTGAATAATTTCAGCCTGGACGGGCTGGCGGATACGTTCTCGACTACCTTCGGGGATATCGGGACGGGATTTGAAACAATGTTCAACTCTTTTAAATTCTGGGACAGCGATGAGCAGTATCAAGGACTGCTGGCATGGTATGAATCAATTAAGCAGACACCTGTTTTTGGCTGGTTCGCGGAAGATTTGAAAAATCTCGGCAGTACTCTATATCAGGCATTCATGATTGACGAGAACACGGAAGAACATAAGCAAGCTCTACTTGATGTTGAGAATTTTTTAACAACTATTCAGAATTCAATTGAATCATTCGCTTCACCCATACAGCAGGCGGCTTTCAAGGTGTGGGACGGAATATTCATGAGCTTTGGTAGCGTTCTGTAT